CCGCATACCCACCCAAAGCCCCAAGGCCGCCAACTATCAAAGCCCCGCCGCCAGCAGTCTTCATAATGCGCCGCACCGCAGTTTTTTTTAGTTTTTTTAATTGTTGCATCTTGTGCCTTGCCATTTTTTCTTCCTGCGTAAACGGCCCGACATCCATAGGCTTTTGGGGCGATGTCCTTTTCCATGACTCTCCTCTTTGATCGTTAAGATCCTGCAGGCCTTCAGTCATGGATTCAGAAATATTCTTTTTCGTATTTTCGATATACGCCTTAACGCTCTCGGGGTGCGCCGCTCCAATATATCCCCCAACGCCAGCTCCGCCAATCGCCCCGCTAATACCGCCAGATACCGCCCCCCATCGCGATTGTTCTTCACGCTCTTTGCGAGTGGCAAATTCCACTAATCGGCCGCTTTTTTCGGCAAGTTCTACGAGTTTTTGCTTAAGTTCAGTTTCAAATAAATACCTTGCCCGACCCGCGCGGAAGATCGCGCTCCCGACTTTTTTAAATGTCGGAAAGGTCGTGAGTTGGGTTTTAATCGCTTGCCCAGCTCGGCCCACTCGCGCCGCCGCAACCCTCGCGCCACGAGCCGCCTTGCGAGCCTCCCCGGAAGTCTTGAGCGCATCATCCGTGAGTGTCTGCGCACTCTTGGCCGCCGCCTGCGCACTCTTGGCCGCCTGCGACCCCTGCCATCCCGCATAAGCCACACCTGCCCCAGCGCCCAAAGCGCCCACGCCGATCGCAGCATTGCGAAAATCTTTACCAAACTGACCAGGCTGGGCGGGTTGCGGTGCGTAGGGATCGTAGGTCTGGCGAGCCAGTTCACGGAGGCGGAGTTTTGTATTCATAGAAAATTGCTGCTGTGGCACGGATTCCTCCACGCCGTTGCGGACGCCGCGCATCCGGCGAATCTTTTCGATCAGGGAGAGTTTGCGCTGCTCGATGACTTGAGGGTTATAAGCCGTGGAAGTCGTATTGGCATCAATGCCATCGATGCTTTGAGAGGCAAATTGGCCTTGGTTATTTCGAGGTCTCGGATCCATAGTAAGTTTTAAGCAGCATCAACGACTCCGAAAGGAGTTCCAGAAGCAGGACGAATTACCGGCTTTACGGGCTTCTTCGGCAAAAAGCGTGAAGGCACAAGGGACTTTCCGGAAACGAGGCGCGCTCCAGCAATCGTCAATACCCCGCCGCCAACCGCGCTAGCGAGTAGGCCCGCCTTCCAGAGCTTGCGCTCGTTCTCGGTTTTCTCATGCCATTCCTTCGGGCGGCGCTCGCGCCGACGACTGCCAGGAGCAAAGACCCGAGCGGACCGCCCTCGCGGATCGCGGACATCCCAGCCTTGATCCTCGGCATAGGCATCCAGTTCGCGGAGTTTCTTTAATTTGGCGGAAAATCTCCTGCGAGTGATATTGGTGGCGGTCCTCATGATCGCTCCCCCAATCTCGGCGAGATTGTTTTTTGTGCTCGTGAGACCAAGCTTTGTGTTGGAGTAAGCACGACCCGCTGCGGTATCAGGGTTGTTATGAGCGTAGCGCACGGCACCGAGGCCACCAAGACCCGCGACCGTCAAGCCGACCTCCGTGGCCTTGTTTTGAAACCAGCTTTTCTCCCACTCGCGCTTTTTCATGCGCCCACTGGCATCACGCTGGCGAGGAGCGCCGCGCAGCTCATCGAACGCATCGCGGGTAAGCCTGCCGCCGCGCTGGACTGTGACGCGCTTTTTTGCCGCATCGCGAGCCACCGCGTTCCAAAGCTGCGGAGTATTCGCCTCCCATCGATCACGCAATGCCTCTCCATCCGGCCCCTTCTTGATGCGGCCCTGGCTATCGCGTCTCGGGGTATACATCGGGCGGTCAGTCGCCCAACCCAGCGGCGTATTCGCAAACTGCGAATCCTGAGGCCCTCCATCCCATCGAGCTTGATCGCCGCGACCGAAAAACTTGATCGCCCGAATTTTGTGCCCCAACTCTTTCTTGAGATCTTTCCGCAGATTCCGAATTGAATCGACTTGTTGCCCCTCGTCCGCGCCCATGCCGCCGCCGTAGATGCCGCCGCCGAGAGCGCCGATTCCCGCCGCTCCCGCGATAGGCGCCTTGCGAAGCCACATAGCAGGCCGCGAGAAAGGTTCGGTTTTTTTAGAAGCAGCGACGAGCGCCTTGGCCCCGCCCTTGGTTTTGCGGAGCAAAAGCGCCCCGGCAAGCCCAGCTCCCGCCCCTACCAACGAGCCGCCGATAGCCGCCCGCTTCATAAAGGGAGCCGACTCCTCCGAGCGGGGATCGCCCACGATCTTACTGCCGAGCAACGCCCCGCCACCGACGATTCCCGCCGAGGCCAAGCCGAGCTTACCCGCCGTCTTCGCCGCGCTACGGAAGCTCGCCCCGCGCTTGAGCAGAGCCAGAGAACCCAACGCCGCTCCGCTGCCGAAGCCCGACAACGCCGCGCCCACATAGGGGTTTAGACCGCGTTTCTCACGCTTGTTGTTTTTTTCAAAATATCTCACAGCGCAAAATTCCTTGAAACTCCTACGGTTAATTTTCGCCGACAACCCCTTGAGCCGTCTCACGCCGAGCCAGGCGGCGGCGCCAAGTCCGGCCAAAGCAGGAACGGCTTCAGCGCGTTTCGCGCCACGGCTGCGCTCGCCGTAGATGTCGCGGGTCGAGTCGGTGGCCATGCGAGTTCCGATGACTCCCACGCCACCGATGCCCGCGCCAATGAGGGCGCGTTTGCCTCGGGAGAGTCGCCCACGGAACATCAAACCAGCCAACGCCCCTGCACCGCCAGCGCGCAGGATATTCGCATCACGGCGATCCAAATCCTCGTCGCGGAGCTTTTTGATAAAGCGGTCCTTCGCCACCTTGCCGGTGAAGGGTATGCCGCCCTCGTCGGTCTGAAAATTGAAATAACGGATACCGCGCAAGGCGGCGGCCAACGCTTTCTTATTACCTTTCTTCTTTTCGCGGCGAGCCTTGACTTGGGCGGCAAGCTTGTCAGCGCGAGAAAGTGGCGCGACATTTTTTGCTTTCTTGGAAGGCTTCGCACCCTTTATTCCGCCCTCTGCATGAAGTTTGTTGTAAGCCGCGATTTCGGAAGCGCGCTCGTCAGGAGTTTTGCCAAGAAGCGGGGCCGTGGTCTTGCCATCCGGCGAAGTCCAATACTCTTTCTTGGGAGCAGAGGACTTGGCTTTCTTTGCAGTTCCTCCTATTTCCTTGGCGAAATCATCCGCTTCGGCGGCAATCGTGGCATTCACTTTAGCAACATCACGCGCCCCCTTGGCCGAAACCGCTTCGGCGGCACGAGACTTCGCCTCACCCGCCACTCCTTCAGTAGTTTGCTTTCTCGCTATTTGCCGAAGCCCCTCACTCGCATTCGTTGCGGCTTCAACGGGTTTCGCGGGAGCGGCAGGCGATGCAGGCGCAGCCTTGCCTGCGGCATTCGCTCGGCGCTCGGCTTGCTTCGCCTTTCTCAACTGCTTCGGCGTCAGCTTGCGCGCAGGTGCGGGGAGCGAAGCAAGTCGCTCCTGCACTTCAGCGGCGGCATCCGCCTCACTGATCGCTCCGCTCTTGGCGAGATTATCGACAACCGCCGCCTCGGGAGCAATTTTTGATTTTTGAGCCGCGACCTTGATGGACTGATCCGCTGCGGATGCCTTGGGCTGTATCGGCGCAGGTGCAGGTGGAGCGACAGGCGCGGGCGGCGGTGTCGGCGGGGCCGAAGCAGCTTTCGCCTTGACAGACTTCGGCGCAACAACCTTCCCCTTCGGAGCCGAAACAGGCGCAGCCACGGAACTTTTCGCGGCCCGCAAAGCCGAGATTTCATTGTCGCGTTCTATCAACTTCCCAGCGAGATCCTCGGCGCGACGAGCGTTCGCTCCAATACCCGCCTTAAACAAACCCCTTCCCACTAACGCGCCACCGCCAAGCAATCCTGCCCCCACTAGTCCCGCCTTGATCAATCCATGGCGGCGCTCCTTGGCTTGCTCCTCGCGAAAATCCTTACCATAAGGATTTCCATAGGGATCTGGATAGTAAGAGCGAAATTCCCTAAGCTTGGCGAGTTTTCGAGACAAGTTCTTCATGCTATGCCCTTCTGCTGTCAATTTGGCCGCGCCCAACAACCGCATCTGGCCATTGTCATCCAGCCACGGCCCCGGCCTGCCGCCATTCGCACGAAGGATTTCCCGCAATTTAGACTTCGCATCCTCCCAATTCGCAGGATCAGCAACCGGCGTGGCCTTGGGAGCCAAGTGCGGTTTCTTTTTTAAAAGGAGACTCTTCTCGATGGCCTTACGGATTAACTCGCTCATAGAATCACCATTTGACGGTATTTGACCAATGCGCCGCGCTCATCTTACCCTTGGCGATGTTCTTCGCATGGCGGGCCTTGAAGGACTCCCGCCGCTTGCGGTAGGAATCGGACTCGCCTTTTTTACGCGGACTGCCCGAGACTCCTTGCTGGCCGAACCGGATCGTCTTCACTTGATCGCCGGACTTCGCCACAACCACATGGGATTTTGTAGGATGGTTCGGAGTGCGCTTGGGTTGATTAAATCCCGAAACGCCCGCGCGTTCAAGGCGAGGGTCTTTGAATTCTACGAGTCGTTCACTGCGAGCCGCCAGCTCGCGCAGGGTTTGTTTATGCTTTTCCATAATTAAATCCACTTTTCCAAATTTTTGCCGCGAGATAATTTTTTTGAATCTGTCGGCGATCTGCTGTTTGCCGCCAGAAATAAGCCTCCGCGCGCTCCATTTCGAACTTGAGACGCTCCCCCCACTTCATCTCCCTCCATTCCGAAGATTGATGCACCTTGAATTGCTTGGCTTGATTAGCTGAGAGGCAGCCCGTGCCTCTCAAAGAAGTTTTACCTGCCAAGCTGGGGCGAGAACGCTTTTTCTTCATTCCCCGAAGGGCGTGCGGTCAACAATAGCCCGCCGACAACCTACCCTTCACTTCCACTCCCCACGCTCACATCGCGCCGCCACCTCATGCTCACATCGACCCCTTAGCACTGAGCACGGCTTTAAATGTCGGAAACAGCCGCTCCACAAGACCTCTGCCGGGCCTTCTTCGGTTCTCTGCGGCATAGGCACCCACCTCGGCGACATATCGCTTGATCGGGTTCATCATGCCTCTCACATAAGACTTCCCTTGGGAGGCCGCTTTGGCCCTTTGGATCGAGTGGATCAGTTCGTGCCTCAACACGCTGCGCTTCGCATCCGCTGCGCGAGTCAAGCCGTTTTCTTCGGCAATCGCTCGCCAGCCTCCTTTCGTGGTCTTCTTGAGGCCGACTGAGATGACGCCGCCTTTTCTGGCTTTGGCTATTGCCGCTTCTTGGCCCCGAGCAAAGCTTTCTCCTTGGTTGTTGAGCCTGAATGCCTCGGGAGCCTCGTATGCGCCCTCCCCTCTCGGTAGCCTGCGGTCGCCATAAATGTATGGACGCGAATATTCGAGGGGATGCCCCAGTAGCCCAAACTCGCGCAAGCGCAGCTTCGCGGAGAGGTCTTTACGCCCCTTCCATTGAACAGCAAAAACAGGACGCCCACCAAATCCGTTAGAAAGTCCAGGCGGTCTCTGTTCATAAACGCCATTGCGCCCCACCAGCTCCCCTGGAGTTTCTGATGCGGGGAAGGTTCGTATTTTTATGTTTTTGTTTTTCTTCAAAGACTCATACACCCTGCGAGCCTCACCACTTACGCTGCTATCGCTCATTACTCTCCCCTCCTTCTTAATCACTTCAGAGTAGAGCTTTTTACCAATTCCCATGCCACGGAATTGCTCATCAACATTTGATCGACTGATTTTCGGGGTTTTTTTACCAGTGATATTTCCAAACAAGTCGCGAGCAAAACGATCGTGAACACTAATACTCCCAACCCTCTTCCCCGCCAAAGTCGCATCATATATTCGCGACCCTCCCATTGACGCTGGCGCGACAGAAACAACCAGCCTACTCCGAAGAGCGGATGCAAACTCTTTCATGGAGAAATTCATTTCTCCCCCTCCGTGTTCTCCGTGTCCTCTGTGGTTAATCCCTTCTTCTGCACCGGCCCATCGGGGATCATCTTCTCAGCCGCATTGCGCTCCACGCCATACAGGTTCATCAAATTGATAATCGCGCTTTCGCGATCCAATATCCCTTCGCCAACATTTTTCAGCAACTCCAAAAGCGGCTTCACATCCATGCCTTGAGGAACAAGGCCAGGAGGCGGCGGCTGGGGCGGCTCGGCCATGGCGGCGAGGGCTTGGGTCGGATTCGGAATCCGTTGATTGAAAAGTTCGATCGGCACACCTGTCTCAGTGGCGACTCGCTGCATATAGGCCACCTCGCTGGCGCTGCGGCGCACCACTTCCTCGAAGCTCTGGCCCGTCTCGGAGATCAAATCCGAGGCCGTGACGAGTCCGCTTTGGAGCATCTGCAAATTGGCCGAAGTGTCGTGACCGTAGTCCCCTGTGAGCGAACGCCCGAAGCCCCACCGGCCATTGCGCCATTGCGGATGCGGCGGCAACTCGCCCATGCCGATGCCGTAGCCAATCACGGCATCCCGCACGGGATTCAATGCCCGCTCGCCGACGAGCTTTTGCAGGCGGCGGATGCCGCGCATGGCCTGAGCGATCTCGATGCGCCCCGTGTGACCCGAGAAAGCCGTCATGTCGTAAAGGAAGCCGTAGGGCATATTCAGCCCGCTCGAAATTTCGCGAACCAATACCTGCACCAGCGCCATGAACGCCCCGCCTGGACGATTCGTGCCGGGCGCAAAAGTAATGTCCTCCCCCGCCGCGAGCTTTTGAATTTTTCCTGGGGCCACTTCCATTAAGCCCATGTTCGTCTGTGACTTGTTCCCCATGGTCGTGCCATTCCACGCACTCACGCCGCCATCGCCCCGAGTCGGATCGGGCGTCTTCAAGAACCCCGCATAGCCCGCTTGCCACTTGGCGGCGGTTTTTTCAAATTGGTAAATCTCGTAGAGGTCGCGGGCGGGCGCAATCGCCGTAGCCAAGGCTGTGACGCCGCGATACTGATCCACCCGCTGAGGGTCAAAGATATGAATGAACTGATCGGCAGGAATCTCGCGGTCAAACGAATACATCGCCGTGCGGCGGTCGCGCTTGAAGATTTTGTAGCTCAACGGGCGGCCCACAGGATCGACTAAAATCCCGCCGATATTGCTCTCCTCGCCGGGGGCAATCGGGTTGTTCGGGTCGCCGATTCGATCCGCTTCGATCGGTTGGATTTTAGGGACTTGTTTGCCGCCTTCGTCCACCGAGACAATATGCCAGCCGTGATCGCCATCCACGATCATCGCCCACACCATCATATTCACCAGATCGCCGAGTCGGTGACGCCCCGTGATGTCGGCCCGCTCGCACCATTGATGGAAGAAGTCTTGGTAAAGGGAGTCGATTTCCTCATCCCCCGTCTGCGACACATACTGCACGGTATCCGCCACATACTGCACGATGCGAGCCACGATGCCACGCAGGAGAGCAAAGTTCCGCACCACATCCCGCGCATCCCACATCAAGATCACCCGATCCCGCTGCATCCGCCAAGTCTCAGACGAGGCATTTTTATTTCTACCCCCGCTCCCGCCGCGCGCCGCGCCAGGATGCGCCGCATCGTAGCCGAACGCCTTGAGCTTTTCCCGCGCAAACGCCCGCTGAACGCCCGCTTGGGGATTGAGAAACGAAACCGCACGATCCAGAAAATTCATACGCTTATCGGGGATTGGTCAACGCTGGCGGAGTGTTGGCCTTGTCGACCATGTGCTTTCAGGATTAAGCCGGTGCTTTCTGACTTTAATCAAGTTATCCCCGTGAATCTGGGTGATTTCTTGTTCATTGGGATACCCTGCATTTATCATTGCAGCTTTAGTTTTCTGTCTTTGGTTTCTAACAAGCTCATCAAGAGGAGTCGCGTAAACTCCCTCAACAGGATTTCCCCCTCTTTTTCCTAAAAATCTCCTTGCGCTGTAACGCGAAACAGTGGTGCTAATTGCCGCGTCACTCCCCGCCCTTACAACATGCTGCCTCATGGCTTGCTCTGGAAGCCCACTTGTGCCTCGGGGTTTTAATCCATTTTCTTCCGCAGCTATTCTGTAATGCAAAAGCGACTTCTTGCCATCAATATCGACTATCCTGGGTCTTCCTGAATTTGATGAGGTTGCGTGGCGTCTTCCTCCTCTTCCATTCCCCACGCCACCCAAAAACGCCGCGCGCACGGCCTCACGATCCCCGCCCTTTTCCAATTTACGCCGCAAGGATTTAAGAATCGGATCGGCAACCTTTCGCGGCACAGGGTTGATATTAAAAATCTGCCCCGTCACGGACTGCACTCGAGCCAACTCCACCACCCTCTCGCTACGGACAGCCAATTCGCGGAGGCGGGTTTTCCAATTCATACCCCACCCGCAGCCCGGTCAACGCTCGTCCAGCTTCATCGCGATGCTCTTGAGCCACAGCGGGGACTCCTTAGTGACGACGAGCCCCCATTCTTTCATCGCAGGCGGGTAAGGGAGGGGAGCGGCCTTCGGCTTGATCTTCTTGGGCTTGGGGAGTTTTTTTTCTGCCGCCTTGGGCCTGCCCGCCGCTCGGCCTTCCACGAAATACTCGGGAGCCTGCATCGTGTAGGAGAGATGACCTTTAGGACATTTCCGACGGCGCTTAACTTCCCCCGAAAGGGATCGACTATCCACCACCCTTGTCGCCTTGCCACAGGTAGGGC